AAAAGCACCAGACTTCGGATTCCACGTCTCCGATCTAGATTCTTGATATACGCCTCCAGTAGTTGCGGTTGGCTTGTAGCTATTAGCCAAGTCTTCTAAAGTACTGGCATTATCCCCCTTGCTTGGCTTCGTGGTTCTAAAAGCTTTTTCCATAACTAAATCAATTGAAACACTAACTTTTTTCTCCTGTGTTGTGCCTATATCTTGAATGATTGGGCCGTTAGCCTTGTCAAGTATAGCCAAAATAGCCACAACTTTATTTGTTCCAAACTCATTTTCATAAGTTACATTTATGTCTTCTCGAACAGCATTTGGAAATGACACTACCAAGTCATCAAAAGTCACACTCCATGTTATAGTCCCAGTAACCGGATTGTGCCCAATAGTTTTGTTAATTTCTACAGTTCTTAGACTTCCACCAACACCACTAGAAATGTAAACGCTATTAGCAAGACCGTAAGCATTGTTCAGTACGGTAGCTAAAGCAGCCTGAGCGTTTGCGTACTTGCCCTCTGTTGTTGGAATGGCTAGATCAGCCGTTGATACTGTTTCTAGTCCTTGAATTGTTCCGTTGACTGTAACAGATGCCGCTGGTGCTTCTTGCGAGTTTTCTACACTAGCTTCTACCTCGTGCGTAACAGCTTGAGACTCTTCAGAAATCAACCAAGTTTCCGTGACACCGTAAGAACCGCCCGCAATATCTGAAGAAAATGTTCTTACAAGATTATAACTTTTAAATTCGCTCAAGTCTATAAAATCTGTATCATCACCCATCTTTAGCGGGTTGAATATAGTGTCTGCTCTTTCCGCGTTCCCCGCGTTGTTTACACCCGTTGTAATGTTTGTCTCAACATTCTTACAAATCCTAGACTTAACCCAGTCGCGAGCAGACTTCCAAGCAGTTGTAACTGTGGTAGGTACAGCGGGTGAATCACCAACTGCTGAAGTAACGTCATTAAAGGTCTTGATGCCCACAGCGTTCAAGGTATGTGTCAAGGTGAACGTTTTGTATGGGGTTCTAATTAAAGCTGGAGAGGGAGGAATTGTGGGTGCTAGGGCGGTCGCGGTAAATGCGTTCTCTTTAAAAGAAAATACACCCTCATTTGCTGTTAATTCCCAACTTTCTTCGGCTGAAGAAACATTTAGCACGTTCGTGTCAGCATCAGCAGAACCCGTTTGACTGTTTGCGTTACTTTTATTTAAGTAAGCCTCAAAAGACAGCGTGTACTCTAAGTTTTGTACACCTAGAGACTCTTCTGTTTGCTCAGGCATTTCCACAGACAGCAATCTAGCGTCTGAAAATATTATTTTATTAGCGTGACCACCGTAAGGTGTTATTGTTAACTTTCCGTTTCCATGCTGTGCAGCTTCTTGCAAGTTAAGATTGGAGACGATGATAGCCTCACCCTGAATCGCGTTTTGTCTTTGGCCTTTTATTGTTGCGTCTTGTTCGGTGTTCGACTTGATGGTTGCCGTACCAGTAACAGTAATACTGTATTTAGAACGCAAGTAGGTTCCATCGCCAGATGATAAGTCTTCTCTGCTAATAGAATATCTAGGAAACGGCCCAGTAACGCCCGTCTTGCCGCCAGCAAAGTCAGTGCTGTCTTTAACTCCACCAATTATAATATCTGGTGCGTTGTCGTAATATGGTTGAAATATAATACCCATTTTTTACTCCGAATACCCTTCCGTAAATATAGACGTTGAGCCATTTGAAGGCGACTTAACAAACAAGCTAACACCAGAATTACTTAAATAAGCACCATCAAGAGCCAAAGGAGTAACTCCACTTCCTTGTTGACTTTTTATAAACAATGGAATGTTTGCATTGTCTGGTTTTTCAATATACAAAGGCACCCCAGAGTTGGCACTGGCTTGATTTTCAATAAATAATGAAGCTAAAGCGTCTTGAGATGAATACACATTTCCAGCGTTTCCACCGCTAATTGCTACATTTATATTGCCAGAACCAAAAAATATCCCACCTGAAGGAATAGGGTCAGTTACAGCACATAAAGTCATTTCATTGGATGGAGTTCCAATTAGGGGAGACATTACGGTTAAAGTTGCCCCACTAGCGAATTGCTCGTTCCCGCCACCAGATATATGCACTGTTGTTGGAAATTCAAACAAAGTGGCGTTTGGGTCGCTAGGTTCTTGTATTACCGAGATAAATAATGGTATGGTTCCGCTTTGTTCAATATCTTGCCCAACTTGCAAAGTTCCAAATATTGCCTGTGGGCCTTGAATAAACAAAGTGCCGCTATTATTGACTGGTATTGGGCCGTTCAAGAATAGCCTAGCTGCTTTAGCTGGTGGGCCAGTCATAGACAGTGACATGAAGCTCTGTCTAAAACTTAAATACGGTCCAGTCCCCGGAAATAAAACCAATGTATTATCCTCCTGCGTTAAATGCGTTTGCCGAAGCGTCTATTTGTGCCTGAATCTGATTTGAGATCATTGGTAAAAGACCGTCACTAACAGCGGCTATAATAGCATCCTTATTACTTATATTCACGTTCATAGACAGTTCCCCAGCAAAGGTATGGAACATAGTTAGACTACCGAATGAGTCCGCTATGCCTTGAAGCTGGTTTGCGATTCCACTCATTGAGCTAGTGATAGTAGACATCTGCTCTGAAAACGCTGCCGAAAATCCATTTAATGTTTCAGAGAGTAAACTTGGGTCTATCATTATTCCCATGCCACCACTGGAGCTTTCGGCCCCGTTACTCCCATTTGCTCTATATTGAACGTTGCCAGTACCCACCACTCCACCTCTACGGAATCCAGTGACCTTGCCCATGTTTAGATTTTTCATGTAGCCCACACCGTGTTTGGCTACAGCTTCTCTGCTCATAACAAATTCACCCGGAGTTAACATCGCTGGAATGGTATCCATGCCGCCGTTCATGCCTCCTGCGGCAAAGCCCCGTGCCTGCCGTGTATTCGCCTGTTGTTGCTCTAGTTGTTTACCGAAAGTCATAATTTGCTGATTTGCAACACCAAGATACCAATTTTCGCTTCGAGTGCCAGCAGCTTGCCTATAACCAGAATCAACAGCGTACAATGCTTTTTTCTTTTCTTTTTCGTCTTTTGTTGCCCAGCCTTGGTTGTACAGATCAAACATAGCTCTATTTTTGTTGTTTATAAAGTTGATCTGCTTCCTGTTGTAACGCTTTTTTTGTTTGAATGAGAGATTGTCTCTGTCAATTTGTGGCAGGAATTCTTCAGAGATAACGCCAAGGTCGTCACCAGCAGGAGCGGCAGGATTAGCAGGAGCAGCACCTCCTCCACCAAGCATCTGACCAAGGCCGACCAACATATTTCCTACAACGCTACCACCCCCGCTTCCACCAAAACCACCAGAGCCAGAACCGCCAGAACCGTTTATTACATTAGATGAATTAACTTGGGCTTTTGCGTCTGCTTGAGTCTTTCCTTTTGTCTGATTTTGATTGGCTGCTGCTCGTTCTTTTCTTAACCTGTGATACTCTCTCATTATCCTTTCATTATTTGCAATTCTTGACGTTTTTTGTTCAGGTGTCTCACCATCAACTGGCCCACTGTAAGGTCGACCCCCCCCTCTCCCATTTATAATGTTTCCTTCTGCATCCTTGAACGCTTGTTCTTCGCGACGATCTTGCCTACGACTTTCAGATTGCCTTTGTTCAAATGCTTTATTTTTGGCTTTTTGTGATTCCGCCTGTTTTTGGTAAGCTTTGATATTCCCTTCAAATCCGGCAGTTTGAGTTGCCGCGTCTGAATCCGCAAGATAGTATTTTTCATGATCTTTCAGCATCCCAGTCTTCCTGTCCCACTGGAGGCCCAGCCCCGAAATATTATTTCCAAGGCCTCGTTGTTCGAACTGCTTTCCTGACGCTTGCTGCAACATTAGGTCAATATCCGAAATTTCAAAGCCATCATCGTAAAGCATGTCCATTACTTGTGGCAATATTTCATCCCTTGATAAACCTTTTGATTTTAAGTCTTGGAACATTGCCGAGGCTTTTGCTCTACCTTCATTTATCCTTGCCGCTGGCCTCGCCAAGTCACCAATTGTATTTACTGCGGTACTAGCCGCACCACTAACCGCACCGCTAACCGCACTCCCAATACCCGAAAAGGTTTTTATAAGTTTGTCTCGATTTTCTTGATCTTTTTGTTCGGCTGCTTTTGCTTTCGTCTTGGCTGCGGCTCCTGCATCCTTTGCTGCTTTTTCGCCAACTAAATCCGGAACTTGCTTGTTAGCTCTTTTCGCTCTGAGTATGTCATTCAACGCTTCACGGGCTTGACTGGCTTTGCCATCAAAACTTACTGTTGAGTCTGGCACGACTCCAGTAGAACCGTCTCCATAAATTGCAGCCGACTGTCCCGCCCAAAATTTTACTATGTCTCCATGATCTTTGTACCAATTATTAATATTAGCAACCTTATGCCATTCATCTTGCGGCATCTGCTTATCAAAGCCCCTTGCGTAATTATCGTGCTTTACTTGAGCGTTTGAAAGAGCTAGTTTTATAGAATTTAAAAACGGGTCGTCTGGCCCAAACTGATCCCCGCCTATTTTCGAACCGCCCAAATCATTTCTGTATTGATAGAACTCCCTAGCTAGCATCTTTTCCAGGTTTATATTGTCTTTAGCGTAACTGCTCGCTCCATCTGCATAAGCCGCGTCATGGCTGGGATTAGCACGTTCTACGTTCCTTGATATTTCATTGTATACTATTTCACCTCTTAGCCGACGATCTTCTGCGGATTCACCTTCTCTCTTCGCACCTGCCATATCATCAAATTGCTTATCTTTCGCACGAAGCTTACTCAATTCATCCCCAGATGCAAGTGCACCATCTTTATAACCGAGTCTACTACTATCAGCTATATTTCTTTTTCGTCTGAGTATTTTTTCTTTGTCGAGCTGATGTACTTTGTTTAAAAGTTCGACTTCTTCTTGAATGTCGGAAAATAAATTCATATAAGCTGTGTCTGTAACCGATGGTGGAATTTGACCAGTTGGGTCAAGTGAATTTACAATAACCCCTCGATAAGAGCCACCATTCCTAGCTTGGATTAATCTTTTTAGTTCTCCTTGCATAAAAATAAGATTGTGTTCCGTGTGAGTCATGGGAAGGTTTTCACGCCCAGTAGTAAAGTTGGTCGTCATTGGTGGCTCTGACCAATTGTTTAGTTCAAGAAGTTTGTTAGCATAATCTCCACCTGCGAATATAGTGCCACTGAAGAGAGACTCTAGTTGTCTCGCTTCATTCATTTCTTTTATGGCTTTCTTCCGAGACCGATCTTCATTCTTCGCTCGCCTCGTAGATTTTAGTTGATCCCGTGCTGCGACCTCTTTTTCTGCGGCGTTTTCTGCGGCGTTTAGTTCGTCAATCGAAAAAGTCTTTTCTGGTTCATTACTTCCATTCTTTCGATAAATTGGCCCACCATTAGCTCTATACAAAGGCTTGCCTTGGTTTATAGCGTGCAAAGCCCCAACGCCCACCTTGTCCACAGCGGACTTTCTAACAACAAACTCGCCCGGAGTTAGCATCGCAGGCACAGTATCAGTTCCTTTAGGTTGGAATATTGTGCCACCTTCGTTTTTATAAACTGGCCCACCAGTAGCAAATTGTCCCACTTGCCCCTGAGCGGCAGCCACGTTATCCATAACATTAGCCAAGCGATCAATAGATTTTATCAACTTTTCCTCAACGGGCGTTCTATCAAATATCGCGATAGCAGCTTCTTCTGACAAACCCATTCTTCTAGCGTCTTGACGTATAAGAAGCTCTTTGAGGTCACCGCCTGTCATTCCTGCACCCGGCAAGAAAACATTCTCAAATTTATCAAGCATCGCAACCGTTGCACTTCTATCTTCAGGCGACTGATTTTGAAGAGTTCCCGTAGCAAAAGCCTTTTGAACGTTAAACATTGTTCTAGCAAGCTGCCTTCTCTCTTCGCTTCCACCTACTACCGCTTGTTCAATAATACTTTTTTGTACTTCCCTAGCTTGTTTTTCTTCGTTGATTCTATCAAGGGTGGCGTTTACAGCGTCTTCCGTTGCTGAGGCAAAATGACCTAACTCTTCCGTCGTTATTTTTATAGTTCTTTGTAGCTGTTTTTGTCTCTCCTCTTCCGCTGCCAGTTTCTCGGGTTTGGCATTATCCGCTTTCAGAAATTCCAACGTCGCACGACTATTTCTTAGTTCTTGTTGAGCACGACTCCTTACACCTGCGATACTAGCTAAGTTACCAGCTTGAGCCTGACCAGCAAATTGCCCGCCTATCCCACTGAGTCTATTTCTAGACAAAGCCAAGTTATCAGACCTTTTCGAAGTAGCAGTTTGTTCTAAGCTCCTAGCCCTTCTTCTAAATTCTTCACCCTTTTGAATTGTCGCAATAGCAGTTTGCCTAGCTGCAATCTCCCTGTCGTTTACCGCCATGAGAGCATCTACTAATTTCCCTTGATTGTTGATACGTTTATTCATTAGGCCGTTCATCTCTTGAACTTGTTTAGCTCCAGCCTCAGCCTCAGTAAGATAACGTGCAAAAATTTCTTTGAATTCTTTTGGAGAAATACCATCTTGGAAACTCGACATGAATTTTGCAAGCATTTCATCGTAAAAACCGTCCGCTCTTGCTTTGTCTGCACTTATTCCTGCTGCGGAAAGAACTTCTTCAAACCTGTCGACTGGTTTGCTTAAGTCATCAAGACCTGACAGCTTAGTGACCGCAGGCAGTCCCTTTTGTAATAAATCAGCACCAAGTTCTACACTTTTTATAATCCCGTCCGCTTCTGCTTTTAGTTCAGCGGTAGGCAAAAAGTCCCTCGCCCGCTGCAAGTCTTTTGAGAACTGTGCTCTGTCACCAGTTCTTTTTAAATCTTTCAACCCCGTAACTTCACCAATAGAAAAGTCTTGAACTCCACCACTAGCCAAAGAAGCCAAATCAGATGCCTTCCTTCCTTCTGCGTCTATTGATTTAGAAAAGTTGCTTAAACTGTTATTAAAATCGGCAACAACCTCAAGTCTTTCTGCTGCTTTTTGGGATGCTAGTGCTGCGGCCCGTTGTGCGTCTGATGCCTCTTTATTTGATTCAAGAATGTTTCTTTGTCCGAGTTCTAAGTCGGCAATACGTTTTCTCTCATCTTTTTCAGAACTTAATATGTCTCCCTCTAATCGTTCTATCTCTATCCTGATGTTTTTTTGGGTTTCAGTATCCTTGTTTTCCTCACTAAACAATGACTTCCTAGCCGTATCTAGATCGACGGAGGCGTCAGCCCGTCGGTTGCCCTCGTCCCTTATTATAAACTCTTTGGTCTCGTTAAAGGCTTTTTTGAAGTTCGCGTCTTGCATTGCCCCTTCAAAAGTATCAATACCTTTGTCAGCAAGGCCACTACGAGCGAGTGAAAGATTTTGCCTAGAAGTAGAAAGCTGTGCTTGTGTTTCTTGTGCGGCTCTCTCTAGAACTTTTTTAGAATAATTAAAAGTTCTTAAACTCTTTTCTTGGCCTTCAAAATCTTCTTCGGTCAATTTACTTACGGATTTACCCGCTCTCCTTGCAAAACCCCTTAATTCATTTCTTGCCATACCAGTCTCAAGTCTTGCCTCGCCACTCAACTGCGATCTTTTCACCTGTTCTTCGGTTATTCTGTTAAGTACCTGTTCGTCTGTAAGACCCTCGGTTGCATTTATTTGATCTATAGCACGTTTTAGATTTGCTGACCTAGCAGTTAAAGCCGAGAAAGCCATAACACTCCTTTCCATAGCTTTAGTATTTGCGTCTTGTGCTTCTTTGGCTGCATCCGAAGAATTCTTCCAGCCATACGCCCACCCCGCCAAAGCTCCAACAGCTGCCGCAATAGCAACGCCAATTACCGCAGGAGCCGTCGCGACACCAGCGACAAATAACGCAATTATACCCACAGCCGTAGTAACAACACCCACAGCCGTAGCCACAATACCAGTTTCTTCTCCAGTTCTAGCTTCAATTTCCTTTGCTATTTGTCTCTTCTCATTGGAGGCAAGACCAGCACCTACATTCTCGCCTTTCTCTAATCTAGCTATAAACTCTTCAGAAATTTTACCCAATTCTGCGGCTTCTGCTCTTAAAGTTGAAGTAAAATACTTAATCGCTGTGCTAACAACAACAAACACGCTCACAACCGCAGAGACGGCACCAGCAAATGCAAACAACCTTGCATTGCTTTTCTCTATCTTTTTAGTCAAGAGTCCTGAAGCTTTTGCCTCGATAATCTTCGACTGCGTTACTAATTTGCTAGCTGCCGCCTCTGCACTTCTAGCTATAACACTTTTAGTTATAGAAATTATCAAATCGGCAATAGTGCCTATTCCACCAATTAAAGCCGTCGCGTAGCCAACTGTTTCAGTTATAGCTGTTTTAGTTACTTCGCTAAGACCTGTAAATTGAGTAGCTAAAGCCGCCGCAGCAGCCCCCGCGAAAACAAACTGCTGGGCACTGCTTGCTATGCCCTGTATCTGATCCAACCCTTTCAGTGTAGACTCTTTGTTTGATTCGATTCCCTCAAGCTGAGATTTTGTTTCTTTTTCCCTAGCTTGTTTTTCTTTTTCTTCTCTTAATTTCGCGTCAGAATCTATACCCTCTTGAATTGACGACGCTAATTCCCCGTACAGCTTCGTGACTACGTTAGTAGCTCTTTGTTTCGCCACTTCATCCGAAACGCCTGTATTTTGAAGTTTAATTCTTTTCTCAACAGACTTGATAAGTTGCTGTTGTTTTTGTATGAGCCTTTTCCTAACCACTTCGTCTGTTTTTGATCTCTCTGTCCTTGCCAATCGCTTATCTTGCTCCCCTTGCCCCCCAACAATGCCACCTTGTACGTTAGCAAACATGTTGCTGCCTGAATCTTTTTGTAGTTGCTGTTCTAACACCTTCGGAAGAATGTCGCCAAAAGCCTGAGTCGCACTAGCCCCTTTATTCATGGCTTGTTCTGCATTTGTCATAGCGTGCTTCACTTCATCAGCACTCATCCCCAAATCATTGAAAATTAACTCAAGACTTTCTCCCGCTTTCTTAATCGCGTAAACGCTAGGATTTATATCAGTAGATAAACCTGAACCAACCTCACCCCCTTCATTGAAACGCTTAACGCCACCAACAGAACCACCCTTAGCAAATCTAGCAACGCCCCTTTTGTTCATACTATCAAGGTTTGCTTGACCTATTCTTCTAGCGGCATCTTTGTTTATAACAAACTCACCCGGTGTCAACAAGGCGGGAAC